CCGATCACTTCGTCATCGTTGATGATGCGAACTTCTCCGCCGTCGATCTTGAACCGTGAGCCTGCATAACGACCAATGCAGACCCACTGCCCCTGCTCGCACCACGGTTCGCAACCCGGGCCGAACTTGTCGGTGTCCCGGTAAGCGAGTGGTCCAATCCGAAGCACGTAGGCAACAACTGTTGCCACTGCTTCACGTTCCCGAATTTCGTCAGGAATATGAAGGCCACCAGAGGTCTTGGAGACCCCTTGGAAAGGCATGACCAAAAGCCGCCACCCAGAGGGCTGCGGCAGGCGGTCAATCAGATCTTTTTCAATGAGGCCGGGGTCAAGCACCCGGTCAGCGTCAGAAACGTAAGCATTGTCTACCGAAGGAGCATCATCCTTTTTTACAACGCCTTCTGCGAGTTTACCCAGATTCGTCAAATCCATCGTCATAGTCGCTATGTCTCTCCAGCAGGGTCCTGAGTTCATCCGTCGCGAAAGAAAGACCCTGTATCTCTCCCACGATCATCTTGTACTGCTCCCAATCTTTAGGTGTGCCAGTTACAAGAGCTTGAGCAAGTTCGTCTTCTCGCTCCTGCAGCTTTTTGTACACATGTTTTGCAAAGTCCACAACATCCATTAAAGGTTGTCCCGGTAAGTTTGTTGACTATCCGAAGTGATCGGGCCGCCCTCAACCCAATCATCGCAAACATGCGTGGCTTTGCAGACAAACTTGTAAAGCTGGCAATAACCAAGGTCGCCTGATTCGTCGCCGATACAGTCCAGCATGTCATCGGTTTGATCGTAAGCTTTTCAGTTGCCGCAAACCTCTGACACACGAAAAGCGCCACTCTCGGCCGGGTCACGGTAATCAGCTTGCTCGACGGCCTGCTGTTTGTTCTCTTCGTTAAGGTCTGGGTCCTTGGTAGGCAGCGGGCAGTTCTTACCGTCGTCATCCTCTTCATAGGTGTCGACCGGCATGAGATCCGGCATAATACTAATTTGGATCGTGGGCATTGGATTTCTCCTTAGTACGTACCGCTAAATTTTTTGCCGCTAACTTGCGCGTCACTGCAACCAACCATGCCGCCAGCGCGGAACTTACGGACATGCTCTTGGTCCTTGGCTTCAGCGTCAGGGCTGACATCGACAGTGTCTGGGCGCTTCTTTGGACGAAGCGACTTTTCAGGCGCGGTCGAACCGGCTTCTACGTCTTGTTTGCGCTCACGCTCACGACGTTCTGCTGCTTTGTTACCGCGCTGAACGGCGGTCTTGTTTTTGTTAGGCATGGTCTCACTCTCCTAGTAGATGCCGCTGAATCGTTGCGAGCGGGCGATGGGACTAAAAGCTTTGACGACGCCGCCATCAGCTTTCTCTTGACTGTACTTACTGGCTCGATAACCCTCGTAAGCACTCTCGGCGGATTTTTTGGTGTCATATTGGCATTCGCCTGAACCAATTCTCCATTTTCCGTTTGCGCATTTTTTAACAGGCATCACGAACCTCCGTTGCGTTCCGTGGCAATAGCCGCCTGCGTAGCGATACGCTCGCGATTAACTGCATTGCGCTCATCGGCGATCTCTTCCTGCAACTCAAGACGAGCAGCTTCAGCCGCTGCTTTCTGCTGCAGTTTCTGTTCGTCCAGCTCTACTTTCTGCTGGTCGATTTGAGCATCCGCCATGTTTTCTTGTTGCTTGGTCTGCAGTTCTTGCTGACGGATCTGCACCAATGGATCAGCCATCGGATCAGGCGGCGGCGGTGCGAGATCTGGCAGTAGTTTTTCAAGAATCTGATGCTGCAGCAGAGCAACATAATCATTCATTTGTTCCGGATCTTGGGCAGCGGCTTGCGCTTGCTGGATTTGCATTTGCGCCTGAGCTGGATCCACGGTCCCAGCTGCAACGGCAACATTCATCTGCTCAATAGTTTGTTGAATGCCCGTCAATGCTTGTTCGCGCGCTAGGAACGCAACGTGCTCTTGAACGTGTGCGTAAAGAGCCGTCATTGCGGCAGGGTTTTGTTGTACAAACGGCGTTTTCAACAGAACAACGTGGGTTTTGATGTGAGCGTCGTGGTTTTGCTGCGGAAAAGCTTGCAGTGGTGTGCCGACAATAGCCCTTCCGTTTTCCATGGCAGGATCCATGGGCTGTGGTTCTGGCGGCGTAGGCAAAACTTCTTCGATGTTTTGCACCTCAAGTGCTTGATACATGCGTTTATACGCAGCGTGCAAGTTGTGCATCTGCGGATTGGATTGTGCCAGTTTTAACTGCTCTTGAGCCAAGGCCACGCGCTGTGCCATCGAAAAGATGTTTGGATCACTGACCGGAATTACATCTATGCGACCGTCTAGGTCTTTCTGCAGTGTTTGCGGCGGGACACCATCAGCAGGCTGATATGGATAAGCGCTTGTATTTTCTTGGATAATACGAGCAAGGATCTTAAACTCGTTCTTCTGCGCGTAATGCAGGCGTTTGTGGATCGCCGACATCACTTTCATGCCGCGTTCCAGCATAGCCACGGTAGTGCCAACAGGCATTTCTTGGCTCATGTTCCCAACTTGCTGATCTGCAATCGAGATGAAGCGCCGGCCGCTTTCAACCAACGCACCAAGGAGCTGGGCTAGTGTGGCCGACGGCTCTTTGTACGGCAGGGGCATCAGTGAGTCGCGGATTGCACCACCGGGGGCATCCATATCGCGCCACTCTCCCGGCTGGATGGGCTCGTCGCTGTTTCTGACGCGCACGCCACGAGCTTTAAAGCCGCCCGGCAAATTGGACAATGTGCCAGCATCGATGAGCTGGCGCAGAATGCTGGTGGATGCGCGGCCCAAACCACCAATCATATGCGTCAGGCCAAAGCCATAGAAACCCAGACCCGGCAGGAACTTGTAGTGAACGAAGTAGGGGATCGCACGTTTGAGCGGATCGTCTTCCCTGTAGTTCCGGCGAATGGAGAGAACCGTGTCGCTCTCTTTGTCGATCGTAACGATATACGGCAGCTTAATACCGCTGGGTTCGCCTTCAGCGTCCATGTCTTCGAAGCCGTCAATGTCCAGCTCTGCGTGAATTTCCAACAGAGTTCGCACGTCATCAGAAAAAGATTTGGACGTACCTTGAATTTCGTTAACTTTCTCTTCAACCTCATCTTCGTCGTAGTCCCCGCCTTCAGGGAGATCAACGTCGCGATAGAAACCCATGACCTGCTGCTTGCGGATTTCGTTATCCATCATCTTAAGAACATGAGTGATGCGTGGCGCAGTGAACAGATCAGCGGCCGAATAAGGCACCACCACGTCTTGAGCCGGCAAGAATTTAGAGACAGGGCGACCCAGCAACGGATCAAAATAAATCTTTTTGAACGTCGAACCTGAGAGCGGAAGATAAAACAACATTTGATCCATGTCCGGATCGAACTCTTCCATCTCTTCCGTGACCATATAATTCAAATAATGCTTGACCCGTGAAGCTTGGGCCTCGACTTGAGGACTTTGTTCCCCAGCGATGCGGGTCTTAATAGGGCCGCCCGATGGCAACAATTCTTTGTAGGCTTGAGCTTGGAATTGAGTGACGGATTCAGCAACCAAGGGGTGTGTGACGGCGGACGCGCCCTCAAAGGGTTGATCGCGTTCTTCGATCTTAACGCCCAGAAGATCTAGGCCCTTCATATAGGTTTCTTCCCACTCGGACCGAGACTCGAGGTCCTCTTGGTATGATCCGACCAATTCAGTTGCAAGCTCAGATAGTGTCGAGTCTTCAAGGTACTCAGCAAGATTAGCGTCGAACTCAATTAGCTCTTCACCTTCTGCCTCCATTTCCGCCGCCTCAACCAGTGAGCGGATAAGAGCAGATCCGTCGTCATCTTCGATGATCTCGGCGCCACCGGTGAAGTCCATTGGTTCTTGGACATCCACCTCTTCCATTTGCAGAGCTGGGTCCACGTCGTCCATATTTGCGGCTTGGTCGACCATTGAGCCCATGGGTCTAGGTGGCAATGCCATTAATAGTACTCCCGCTTACGAGGAATGTATTCCTCTTCGTCGTCTTCCTCATCGTGGATCGTAATCAAGCCGCCTTGGCGAAATCGCATAAGAGCGAGTGTCATACTGTCCACGTAGTCATCATGTTCCCCAGCTGGGAATGAAGCAATCTCTTCAATTACCTCATCTGCAAACTTCTTGTCTTGCGGGGCCCATACTACACCAGATTCAAACAAAGGTGAAACCAAATGCATACGGGTGGTCTTGTCAATCCCGCCGCCACCGGCGCGCCGGCCCGGTGAAAACCCTACAGCGGGGATACCACGTTTGCGCATTTCGTCAATGAGTGGTCCACCGGTGGCCTTCTTCTCTACGATAACCATGTCCGGCTCCCAGTATTGGTGCTCTTCAAAAGCCACCTCTTTGAGCTCCGGAAAACTCCAGCGCCCACGCTGCGCGTCCATTAAGATGATAGACTCCCGTCCACTTTCTTCGTCATCAAAAATCCCCCACGTGGTGATGGCAGAATAGTCGGCTGTTTCCTTTTTGGAGAACGCCGTGTCATACGCCTGCAAGATATATTTGACCGGCGGAATCTTTTCCTTCTCCCACAACTGCCACCACTCGCGTTTCACGATCGCAGCTTCTGTGTTCGTCGGCTGCTGCTGCCACTGCGCCGCCCACTTGCCCACGGGCAGGGAGGCTTTGATCGACAGCAGGGCGTCTTTTGACCAGAACTCCGGCCAAAGCGGATTGTCTGACGGCATGATGGCAGGGAACTCTACGACCTCCCATTGATCGGCCATTGGATCTGACGCCTGCTGCGCCAACAACCTACCTGTTAGGTCTTTTTTACCCCAGCGTGTGTTGTGGCTGACAACGCCGTTCGCAATGAAGTTTTCAGTGCGGTCGACTTCGACGTCAAAAACTTCCTCTTCGCCGTCTGGTTCTATACTAAGAATCGGGTCCGTGGTAAAGCTCGAGGTAGTCTGCAGCGGCTCGTAGTCTCGTAGGTGTCGCACCGTATCCGACGGCAAGGTTGCAGTCGTTGCACAAAAGGCCCCTGACCTTACCCGTGTCGTGGCAGTGGTCGACACACAGCTGCCCGCGCCAGTGAGCGCGGGTGTTTTTGCATGTTGGTTTGTTCCCGCACACGTCGCAGCGGTTGTCCCGTTGGCTACCCATATCATCGTATTGGTCAAGGGTGATTCCGTAGCGATGCTTAAGGCGACTTGAGCGGGCAGCCACGGGGTCTTTTTTGTACCCCTTGGATTTGTGGTAGCAAGAGCTGCAAAGCCCTTTAGCAGAGACCGGGCGTGAACAGTTATCAGTGGCGCATTCCACACCTGCCCACTTGCCGTGGTGACCAATTGGCCGAGCGGGGGCGTCTGGGTTTTTGCGGCGGTAAGATTCCCTGCTTTGGCAGGCTGAGCATTTTCCGGGCTTTGTTTTTGCCCGAGAAGGTCTGTTGCATCCTTTAGTGATACAAGTTCCATGCCCTGCTTCAGATCGCGTAGCTTGATCCATTGGTTTTCTCCGTTGCTTTGCACCAGAAACGGGTGTCGCTGGTTTGCACGGAGAGTTTTACCAGATTGTGTTTGTATCTTAAAGACCGAATCAACACCACTTGACCGCCAATTGTTGATTTTTGCGATTGTAATCTGTCCGTTTTCGTACGTTGCGACCATGTCGCCTGCGCGAACATCGCGGAGCGGCTTCTCAAGACCGTCAGCCATCAGCACTGGCGTGTCGCCTGTCATGCACATAACCAAGATGATCGCAGCGCCCGGCTGCAAACGCTGGCGAGGACCAGAGGTGTACCACTCGTAGGCGTTGTCAAACGCCGAGTCTGACATCGCATCTTGTTCTGAGTGCGGGTCGTCAATGATGAATAGGTCGGCGCCTCGACCGGTCACGGCCGCGCCCACACCGGCAGCGAAATATTCCGCGCCCTCAGTCGTGCCCCACTTACCGGCACCCTTGTTGTCTTCCTTCAGAATCGTATTAGGGAAGATCTCTTTGTACTTCGGGTCGTCAATCAGATCCCTGACCTTACGGCCAAAGCGCACGGCCAGTTCGGTGTTGTGTGTCGCCTGAATGATCTTGAGTTTTGGATTCCGACCCAAGAACCAAGATGGCATGAGATAGGACGCAAATTCTGACTTCGAATGGCGTGGGGGCATGTTAATTATCAGCCGCTTCAGCTCGCCACGCGCAACACGTTCCAGCTTCTCGGCAATGACCCGGTGGTGCCTGCCTTCGATGAAGTTATCATAGACGTGATGCGCAAACGGCATGAACTGATCCACCGCCTTTTCGCGGACCTCAAGCTTTGCCTTTGCTTCCGTTAACTCAAGGATCTCCTTGAGAGCCTCTTCCGGCAGATGTTTTAGGGCTTCAAGATCCATTAGAGTACAGCCTTATAGGTGTCGCCAATGTGCCTGAACCCCAACTTACATGCAAGTCTTCCCGCCATGTCGTTGTCCACGCCAGAACTTACTTCAAAATATGCTGTCGTCGCACCAGCCAACCTCGCCCAGTCGCGATAAATCTTGGCCAATCGGAACCCGGTCCAAGATCCACGGTACTCGGGCCGCACATACCAAATGTGCATCGTCGCAAATAAGCTGTCAGAAAACATGTTATCGGCCACCGATCCAATAATTAAACCCGTCGGATGACCGTCTTTCTCGCTGATCGCAACAAGATAACTAGAATCATTGACCATACGCAATAATGTATCTGACGCTCGGCGCGGGGACATTGGTTCTTGGCCGAGCTCGACCTCTTTAAGCCCTGCGCGAATCATGAGCAGCGCATCAGACGTTATGTCAGCGGCTGTCACCTCGCGGTAAATCATGCCAGACTTGCAATGCCCATACGCTGCAAGGCCCGCGAACCTGTGTTTTGGCGGCCACGATTGATTGTCATGGAGGGGGTTCCGTAATCAGGTTGCTCCGGGGCTTGGCCGAGATTAGAGTAATCAATGTACGCGGCTGCTTCACCAAGGCGATCAAAAAAGGAATCTTCGTCTTCGTCAGGGGAAATCCCCGCCAAAAGCTCTTCACTGACATACGGCGCAGCTTCTGACTTGAGCATTTGACCACTTTGAACAGCGCGAATTATGTCACCCGTGGTCCCCGGATCACGATCCCCGAGGCCATATTGCGCTCGTTCCGATTCAGGAGTAGTTTGCGCAGGGGTAGAGTTAATCCCCTCCATCGGACCAAGGCCAATGGCTTTGGCGCCCATCCACGGGGACCAGCCACGTTTTGATGCAACCTCCAGAGCAAAGTCTATCTGCGGTTTGACTGTAGACGGATCTCGTGGATCAAGACCCGTTTTTTCAATAAACTCATTGCCGAGACCCCCTCCAGTGTACAATTGGAAAGGCCCATACGAAGGTTCACGTACACCATCTTTAACGATTTTACTTTGCCAACCCTCTTCGGGATCTGCGTACAAACCTTCCGAAGCTGCTACTCTTACAGCAACATCTGGATCCACACCACGCTGCGCTGCCGATTGACGGATATACGCAATGATTTCTTCTGTCGTCACAGCACTGCTCCTTCATTTGATACGGATACTACAAGAACAAGTGCAATCAGTAAAGATAACGCCTGATATCACTTTCCATCTCCTCATGCGTAAACGCTGAGACAGCCAGCTTTTTCGTCGTCGTCGTCAAATTACGCGGAACCTCGCCCGCACTCAACAAACGAATCAAACCAAGATCCAAAGCCACAAGACAATAAACTTCGGCCAAAGTATTGTCCCGCAGCCGCAATTGAAAGTTGTATCTTGGATTACGGCTCTCGTTTGGGTACATATACGGCTGTAGTGTCGTCTTCACCTGCACAGTAACCCGTCGACCCGAAGGCGTCTCAACCCAAAGGTCCACCCCATGAATATCCACGTGCGTCGTTACAATACCGTGTAGCTCAAACAACGCCGCCGCCTGAAATTCGCCAGCTCGGCCAATAGCTTGGTTTGATAGATCCAAGGTCCAAGATCCCCGTACCGTGGTTCTTGGACCCTATACCACATGCTAGAACAACAAGCTACGATACGTTTCGAGCATGCGATCCTCTTCCATGACATCCTCACGATCCCGCTTGCGCTCCGCGATCAACCGCTTGAAAGCCTTGACATTCAGACCTTGCTCCTTGGCCTGCTTCACAAGATCAGACATCTCTTGGGCAGCCGCATCACGATCTCGCATATACGCTTCGTAATCATCGACAGTCGCCTTCAGCAACTTTTCCATTTGGGCGTCAGCCTGTGCTTCCATTTTTGCGAAGTCGGGATCGTTCTTGAACATGTTCATGTCTTTGCTCCATTGTTGTCTACCAACAAGTTATGGAGCGTGGGGCAGCTCATTGCAAGACATTTCTATCATGGCAATCGTAAACCCATCCATCGGCTTTCGGGGATGGTTGTGCTCAGCAATCCATGCGTTGCTGATCTCATACGCCTCACGCTCCGAGTTCCCCGGACATTGGTCCATGGTGCCAGAAACATCCTGTAAATAATGCACCAGCTCATGCACCAACGTCGGCGCATAATCAAAACTCCACGGATCAAAACGCTCCGGGACAATAATTCTTTTGGCAGGGGGATCATAGATTCCCAAAAACACCGGGAACCCCAATGTCTCATCCGCCTCAATCTCCAAAACCTCTTCCTCACTATACATCCAAACATGCAACTCACGCTCCGACCACTGCACAATTTCTGGCAGCGGCTGATTGCGATACTCGAAATCCGAGTTTTCCTCAATCCAACCGATATAATCAAGGAGCAAGATTCGTTCCGTGGACCACGCAGCGGCAGGGAAGAACAGGGCGAAGATAAGAGCTTGGATCTTGGTCATGGGACATCGTACCACAAAAAAAGACCCCGGCACAGAGGCCGGGGTAAGGTAGAGGCAAACCCAGACAAAGGGAGGAGGATTGTCAGGGCGAGCAAGACTCAACGTAGCTGGGTGATTGTTCGGTGTCAACAACCCGAATGGATTTATTTCCAAATTTTTTCGGGGGCGGTTCTTGGCAGAGGCTTTCTTGGGAAGAGGG